ATCTAGATAATATCTTAACGCTTCGCGTTTAATAATAATTTAAAATAAAAGAATAGCTTGAGCGTAAGCGAAAAGCAGATGAACTTTAGTTCATCTTAACACACTAGATAAATATCATACAATGAAAGTAACTGAAATTATTACAGAAAGCCAAATTCTGAATGAACAACTAGGAACATTTATACGATTCCTGGAGATGGCAATATCTAAGAAGTTAGGGATTCGTGGAGCTGAAGGAGCACTAGCTTGGTTATCTAAACAACTAGTAAACAAAAGTGCCACAAGTGCTTCTGCTGAATTAGCTGAGGCTTGGTCTCAAACTGCTCTTAGAATGGGTGTTCCTATTGAGGAAGCTATCAAAGTAGGTGAGAAGCAAGCTATCGCCGCGGGACTTGATCGTTCTATTATTGATACAGCAAAAGCTCAAGCAGGAAAATTATTTGCCCGTGAAGCACAAGCGGCTATGCCTGGCGCTGGTGGCATACTAGCTAAAGCAGGGGATCAGATGCAAGTAGCCAAGGGCTGGTTAGGTTCTAACTTTGCTATGATCGATAAAGCATTATTGGCTTACGGAGTTGCTGAGCCAATTTATACTTGTATCTATAATATTAATGAATGTTACAAACGTTGGGATGCAGGTGATCCTGAATATAAACAAAATCCAAAATTGCTACAAGGCGATGTACAACTTGAAATTGATGAGTGTGTTCAGAAGCTTGTAGGACTATGGGCAGGTAGAAAGATATTAGGCGGACTATTTGGCAAGTACGGAATACAACGTCTTCCATTTATGGGCGGCGATACAATGTCAGCTACGTTTAATGCCGCAGGTGCTGTAAGCAAGACTGCGTTTACTGCATGGCTTGATACTCCAGTAGGACGCAAAGCATTTGCAGAATGGCTAGTTGGCGGAAGTTTATCGGCTGCTGGATTTAAAATGGTTACTGATCTTATCAGCGGATTAACTAAAACAGGTTACGATAAGATTGTAACTGCTCTAGGATCTGACAAAGCGCCTGATAAACCTGATACTACTCCTACTGCGCCAATTGAGCGTCCAGGTGCTACTAAGTATAATCTTGGTACAGGCGCCGCTTTAAACTAACGGCATATTGGCCGACTTAGTTAATTCAATATTTTCTTTTATAATAGTGTAGTACACTTCGCGGTCGTCAAAACTGTATATGTGCAGAAGCTCTTGAACTGTAACTCCTCCCCGCATGTGCCAACTAATTCTGGCAAGTTCTTTCTTAAAATCTGCTATTTCTCTTTCAAGCCCAACTAGATAATCTTCAATTTCTGAGGCGGGTAATCTAATTAGGCGTTGGCGAAAAAATTTGATTGGTCTAAGTCAATGGTTAGACTGTCTTCATGTCCGCAGTTTTCACATTTAACGCTATGTGCAGGGCTTTGCCAACGTGATCTGTTAGACTCAATGTGTTGAGTAATTACTTTCATAATACTGCTGTCAATGTTGTTTAACCATTCAACAATGAATGCACGTTCAGTTACAACAACTTTACCAGTGTCAACACTTTCAATGCCTTCTGCAAATACATCGTTACGCAATACTGAAAGCTCTTGAAAGATTCTATTCATCTGATCAAACTTATCAGTGTCATCGGCTGTTCTATTAAGTTGAGCTAACTGTTGTTGCAGTTGAAAATTTCTTAAACTAAACTCTGTAGTTTGTTGATAGCATAGTGGTTTAATAATAACAGTTAAGTCTTCTAAAACAATCTTATTATCGTATTGACAAGTAGCATAATGATCAATTAATACTGACAACGGTAAACTGTATTCGTTAGCAGTATCGCATTCTGTACAAACGTTTGCGATATTAATGTCGCCACCGTATGTTGCAATACGGATAGCAGTTAGTACTAGATCAATATCAAGACTTGACAAGTCCCATGGATCTGTAATTGCTGGGCAACAACTGTTGATAACTTTAACTGTGCTTTCACCTGCAAGTAAAGCATCCGGAGTTTTCATTAAGATTTCGTCCATTCCAGTCATACCAAAGACTGGCAATCTATTAGGATCCCCGTTTATTGTGCCGGGCTTATTATAAGTCCCGCCACTAGGTAAGCTAATGTAGATTTTAGGTTGTCTAAAGTATTGTTGTAATGGGTTTTGCGCCATGTTATCCTCCGGATAAATATATCATATAGTATTTATATACGCAGTTTTCCAGGAAATAATAATGAGTGAACCAGTCGATCTATCAGAACGTTCCATACAAAACCTTACTAGCGGTATTGTTGCCGGGCTAGGTGGCGCACGAAACTTTGGTGGTACTAACACTAATACCGCGGCAAGCGGGGGAGCCGGCGCCACTGTAATGCAAGGTGTAACACAGTTGTTTAGCGGTGCAAATAATCTAGTTTCAAGTGTTGGCTTGCTAACACAAGGTACTTATGGATTAACACAAGCAACAGGTGACATCGGCAAAGTAGTTGGCATGTTTGGCCCAGTTGGTGCAGGACTTGCTAAGTTTGGCGAAGGGGTAGTTGGTATTGCAGTTGATACTAACAAATACATGATGGACGCTTCTAAAAGCGGCTTTGGCTTTAGTCAGAACTTAGGTTTGTTTGCATCGTCGGTAATTGGCGCACAGATGAGCATGCCTAACTTCAAACGTTTAATTGACGAAAGCGGTAAATCACTTGCAGGATTATCTGGAACTGCAAGTAACTCTGCCCTTGCATATCTTAACATGTTACAGGAGATTAATGAAAATCCTGATATCTATAAAGCTAGACTAACTGGCTTAGATGATTTTGATCAAACATTAAAAATATCCGCTAACATGTCTCGCAATCTTAATATGCAAGACGTTGCTTCAAAGAAGAGTGTTATTGATTCTGCGGTTCAAATGGGCATTGAGATGGACAACATTGCTAGACTAACTGGTAAGTCTAGACAAGAGCAACAGAAGCAGATGGAACAGCAAAACGAAAAAGCTGAGATGGAAGTGTTCTTAATGGCCGCAACACAAGAACAGCAAAACGCTATTAAGGATAACGCAACTGCTTTAGGTGGATATAGTCAAGAAGTAAGAGATTACTTAACTGAATTAACCATTGGCGAAGGCGATACATTAACTAAGAAAGGCGGTACTACAGCAGCCGCATTAGAAGGTATTGCTCCTGGCATTCAATCAATATTTGTTGAACTTTCTAAAACAGTAGGTGATGATCCTGCAACTAAAGAACGTCGTAAAGCGTTGCAAGCAGAAATTGATGCAAAATTTGCCGCCGCAGTTGCAGATAAAGATAATATAAAGTTAATTGCAAAGTTACGAGCATCAGAAGGCGATGCAACAACTAAAACAATGGGCGACATTCTTGCAGGTTCAAAGAATACATTACTTGTGCAACAACGTATGTTAGCAGAAAGAAAAGAAGGCGAATCATTAGCAGATGTTAAAACACGAGTCATTGCAATGATAGAAAAAGAACGTGCGACTGCTGGAACTAATGCAGCCGCACCTGAAGCAAGACCTTCACAAACAATGAACGAAGCTGATATTTTCTTTAAGCAAGTTTCAAGTGGATGGGGTTCTGCATTAAATGGTCTTAATACTGAAACAGGAACATTTATTAATAAGTTAGACGGATTGAATAAAGTATTTGGGGCTAGAACACAAGCTGAAGTTGCTATGTTGCCCGCGGAATTAAAAAAGCAAATGCAAGAAGCAATTGGATATACTGGACAATCTGTTAACAGAGAAAATGTATCTGCTCGTAACAGAAATCGTGTTGTAGAAGGTAAAGCATTAGGGGATAACTTTGTCCCTGCAGGATGGGAAGGCTGGGTCGGCGAAGATGGCCCAGAGTTTGTAAAGCTGGGAGGACAAGCTGATATTAAATCCAATACTGTGTCAATGGGTATGCTTGAAAATGTAGCTAATAGATTACCTGTAATGGTAACTGGATTGCAAAACGACCTTAAAAAACAAATGGCAGAAGCTAAATCAAGCATGCCAAGTATGGAAGGATTCCAACAGATCGTTAATACGCTATCAGCCAAAATGAATACTGCTCCGGTTAGCACAGCGCCGACTGCATCTTCGTTTAGCCCTAGGTCAACTGACGCCGAATCTGCGCTACAGAAAGGGATTGATCAGTTAAATAGTAACGTCAAGCAACTAATACAGGCTGTCGAAGATAGTGCATCTAAGAACATTAAAGCAGTCAAGAGCACAGGTAATATGCTTACCTAAGGAAGAATAATGAGTTGGAAAAAATACTTTACTCCAGTTGAAACGGGAAATTCTTTAAGCCCATCAACTGGCAAATCAACAGCAAAAGCAGGCCCAGCTAAGACTAATTACTCCAGCTACCTTCCTGACGTCTATACTGGTAGTCCAAACCGTATTGAACGTTATCAACAATATGAAACAATGGACAGCGATCCAGAAGTTAATGCGGCACTAGATATCCTTGCAGAGTTTTGCACACAAAAAAATAAAGACGGTAAGACTCCTTTTTCAGTTTTATGGCGTCATAAAGCAACAAATTCAGAAATTAGAATTCTCGCAGAGTACTTACAACAGTGGTCACGCTTACAAAAGTTTGAGACTCGTATCTTCCGTATACTACGCAATACATTTAAGTATGGCGATGCATTCTTTATCCGCGATCCAGAAAATCAAAAGTGGACTTACATTGATCCGACTAAGATTACAAAGGTAATTGTTAACGAAAGTGATGGCAAAAAGCCAGAGCAATATATTGTTAGAGACCTTGCTCCTAACTTCATGGATCTAGTTGCAACACAAATTACACCTAACATTAATCCACGTCAGGGCCAAGGTGGCCTTGGTGGCAGTGGCGGCTACTTAGGCGGTCAACAGTCTAGTAAAGGTTCACAACAACCTTACGGAAGTAGCGGCGGTTCACGTTTTGGTACTACTGAAACAGAACATGCTATCTCAGCAGAACACATTGTTCATCTAAGTATTAGCGAAGGGTTAGATAATAATTTCCCATTTGGTAACAGCTTACTTGAAAATATTTTCAAAGTATACAAACAAAAAGAATTGCTAGAAGATGCGATTCTTATCTATCGTATCCAACTTGCGCCAGAAAGCCGGGTCTTCCATATT